TGCGGCAGCATATGCTGGTAACGCTTTAAGTAATATGTCGTCAGGAGCAAATGCAAACGTGCCTGATCCAGTGGCAATAGGTGTAGCTATAATCGCTCCCGTGACGGCAATTGTGACAGCAGACGTAGGTTTTGGATACAGACCAATTTGGTATGGACCATTTCGGTACCAATAAGCAGGTGTGCCTGATTCATTTAAATAGTTATAGCTATAAGCTTGTAGTTCTTGTTCACCACATCTCGTCAATGGAGTTGATGCAATTGTGACTAATTGTGGATACCAAAGATCTGTGTCGGCAAATGAATTTACACGAGATGTTGTTGACGTAATATTAATTGATCCTTGCAGATAACAACAAGTACGTGTCATCTCAATAGCAGCTTCATTAATATAGTCTAATATGGTGTCATCTGAATCGACAACTGCAACTCCACCAGTACCAGTAGCTAATTCACCAACAACACTAGCATCTGTTTCATTAAGCAGTTTAAGTGTTTCGTTTCGTAATACAGTAAAGCCGAGTGCCATTAGACTGACCTCCGTACATACATAGCAGCGTTAGACTCTATGTGACCAAGTCTATCAAGGTATTCGCCTTTATATATTGTCATTCCATCCATATCACGTAACTGCATTGCGCGTAGATATAGAACATTGTAGACAAGACAGTCGTGAGCCATTTCTGGTAATGGACATTCTGTAGTATCAGTATTTGGTACAGGATCGCCGTTAGAATCGTATTGCCAGTAATCGCCGGGTTGCGCGTAACCCTCAATTAATAAGCCATTAGTAACGCTTGAACTCGGTGGTGGCATTAACACAATCTTGTTCATTCCGTGAACAACACAAAATTGTGGAACATATTCAGCTTGCATGTTTCTGTAGTCATCAAGAATCTGATCACTAAAACTAGCAAGTTTAATTTCAGTGTAATCGCCGGTTTCGTCTTTGATCCGAATTACTCTGATTTTGTAAATGTCAGGGGAACAATAGTCGCTTGTTCCCCCGACGGTAGAAAGATATCGCCGACCAACATAACAGTCAGTCTTTCTGGCAATATCGTTAGTTGCCTCAAGGATAATGTAATCTAGGCCAAACGGATCTCTGTCATGTTCTCCACCAAAATAGTGGCGACCAAGCATACGAACCTTTTGTTTAATTTGACCTAGATTCATAATTTACTCCTTAGACAACTGCGCCGATACGGCTATTTGCAATGTAAGCGTCGCGGATAGCGATGATGCCACCTGCAGAACCATTGCTGGTACATGCTAATCGCAAATATGGACGAGCCGTCGGGCCAATTGGAATGACAAACTGTCGTCCAATATCCGATGTTCGCAACTTAATAAACTGAATAGTAGCTGTGCCGTTAGAGGCATAGACACTTCCAGATACCATTGCGTTGTTAACGACAGGTGCTGGTTGACCACTTAATGGGCGGAGTGTAAAAGTCGTAGTACTTGGGACACTAGCAACTTCAGATAATTGCCCAACAGCTGCAACAGCCAACGAGAACGCTGGGCCGTATTGTCCAGTACCAGCAGTACTAACATACACAATGTCGCCAACTGCGAAACCATGTGCAGCTGCACTTGTAAACACACCGGCAGCAGTAGCTGCATTTGTAACAGCAGGTGTACCAGCTGCAACAGTTGTTGTTGGAACGTTAGTATCAGCAGTACCAACAGTAACCCAAGTAATCAGGTCAGTAGATGCCTGAACACTAAATGTTTGTGATGTGACAGTAGAAGCAACTGTTGCGTCTACGATTGCAAACAAATCATTGCGGTTCGAGTTGCCGGGTAATACGATACCGCCTGCGTCTGGCGTATCTTCAGCGTACTGTGGGCGACCAAGAACAGCAGTCTTGGACCAACCGCCATATGCCAAAGGACACGATGTAGCAACGGTTGCAGCTGCACCGGGCGAGAATGCACCATAGTAACTTACTACGTTAGCTCCGGGAGCTGCAGCAATAGTAGAAGTACCAAGAGTTCCCGTACCAAATAAAAACGAAAGTTTAAGATCTCTAGCCATAATAATCCTCCTTACGGATTAGCAATGCGGACACCCAAGCGACCAATAGCGCGAGTGTTCTGTGCCATTAAGCCACAACCCCATTCAAATAGGACATTGTGCATAATTCCATTTTCCTGTGACTTACCGAGGTAATCAGGCTTTAACGGCTTTGGCTGCCATCCTTCAAGATATCCATTGCCATAACGTACAGCATAAATAGTTGTAGCGTTTGCAACAGAAACAGTTGCTCCAAGCGAGTCTTGCCAAGAAACAGTTACGTTCGTTGGAATGACAGGGGTTAGACCATCTGCCTTACGTCCTACGACACGTACCTTTGCGTTCTTGAATTGTTCTACTGGGCGGTCAAAGTTATCTTGAGTTGTATCAAAACCAGAACCAAGTCCCATGACGCGAATAGCCATTTCAAAATGGCGCTTCGTTTGCTCATTCATATAAAGAACAATGCCATCGCCATCTGGAGCAGACATGTTGTCAAAAAGGTTTTGAATATCGTGCATCAAACGGTTTGCAGCACCAGATCCAGCAGTTGCACTTGAAGTTGCAAGCAAGTTGCCAAATTCAATGTTTGCAGTAGATGCAATGTTCATGTCGGATGCAATATCAAACTGTTGCCAGTTGTCAAGGCGGTACTTGAGTCCGGGGAAACAGTCAGGAGTATTACCAGCAACTAAACTCGTAGGGTCGTTGTTTACGAATTTGTCATTGAAGTCATACGCAAAACCTTCCATGAACATCTTGACCTGAGCGTCTACTGGATCAACAATTGCATCTGGCTGATCAAGAAGAACGTGGTCAACAGTAATCATGTTGCGCATTAAGAACATCTGCTCTTCGTACGACTTTGGCTTACCCTTTACAGCTTGTGGCTGGGAGTTAATTCCAGTCCACGTAGGAGTAGGAATACCAGAGTTCGTATAGCGCAGACCAATCTGGCGTAACGATGGAGATGTGTAGAATGGGATGTCCTTGACTGCATTCCACGTCTGATGAAGAGATTTGGTGATTTCCTTGACCATTGGATCGTTCGATAAAATCGCCTGATCCGCAAGTGTCAATGCACCGTTAAAGTCGATAGCCATTTATGGCCTCCTTTATCGAATACCTAACATTCTGGAGAATATGCCACTTGAACTTGAGCGAGCTGGTTCAGATGGACGAACTACGGGTTGTGCAGACTCTGAAGTGCCAATTGGAATAGGAGCCTTACGTTGCTTTGCTACTAGCTCTGCAAGTTCAGGAACCATGCTTTCAATCAGGCCTTCAACTTGACTGTGCACCTGTGCTGCTGCTTCGCGAGGATTTAATCCGGATGAAATTAAATTATCAACCATTTGTACTGCGCGTCGAGCATATGGATACTCAGTAAGAGCAGCGTTCCTCTGCTGTTGAGTCAAAACGGAATTGACTTGCTGATTGAGTTTGTCGTATCTATATCGTTGGATTTCAGCTTCAGCTTGTGCTTCAGCTAACTGCGGATCTAAATACTGTTCGGACTGAGCACTAAGCCATTTATCGCGAATCTGTTGTTCTGCTAATTGTTCTTGCTGTGCTTCTAAAGCACGTTTGACATCATCAGCTGAATTAAATCCGTTTTGTTCAAACTGCTGAATGACATCAGCCCATTGGTCGTACCGGGACTGATACTCTTTAGCAGCTTTAGCTTGCTCATTAACTTCCCTGAATCGTTCATATGGAACAGCTTCAGGCTCAGTTCGTCCTAAATTATCCAGTAAGCGCTGTCGTACTTGTTCTTCAGCGCTATACAACTCAAGTGCAGCATTCCACTCTTCGTCGTTATCTATTTCGGTATTGTTTTCCGAATCATAATTTGTCTCAGAATCGTTTAACGCCCAGTCCTGATTATCGGCAGTGGCGGCCTGCCGTACGTGATCTATGATTGCCGATCCAACACCCATGTCGCCCGTTGCCGCTGCTGGTGAGTCAGCGGTTCGCATCACCATCTCTTCGGACATTTACAATATACCCTCTATACCTTCCGTGTTGCCAACATCTTCTTGTGGAAGCATCTGCTGTTGATCCATAGGTGGTTGCTGTTCTTGCATTCCACCTGTTCCTGATAGCATTTGCATAACATTCTGTCCAGCCGATTCTGGGTCGGACATATCTGGTTGCTCCTGCTCATCATCTGGATTTACAAAGTCTTCTTCCATTGGTTCCGTGCTTCCGGGGAAAGGCATTTCTTGCATACCTTCCTCGTCTTGCGATTCAAGACCAGCCTTTGCTGTAAGCAGAGCTATGTCCGCCTCAAGCTTAGCTTGGATCTCTGCACGTTTCTTCGCAATTTCTATTTCCGCTTTCATTTGTTCCTCTTCAGGATTAAAGGTTGATTGCGGTTGTTGTTGCTGTTGCGCTTGCATTTCCATTTGCGCTTGCATCATTTGTTGTTGCTGGACTTGAGCTTGCTTTATCTTCTCTTGCTGGTTGTCAAGATGCTCAAGAATCTTAGATGCTTCTGGCATGTTTACAAGCTCAATAAATAACTTATTTGTATCCGGATCAGCTGGGTCACCAAATACACCCATCTGTCGTAGTGTTGCATATTTCTGGAGTCTAGCCTCTGGACCATCATCCATTGCTGAACCGGGAACATACACAATCCTAAATTGGCCACCATTGCGGATTGCGTCAAAGCGCATGACACCTTGTTTAATTTGATCTTGTGGCATGGCCTCATCTTGCATGTTTCCAACAAAGGGAACAATTGCAAACTGCTGTACCAAAGATACTTCCCACTCTTTAATCTTGTAATTACTAATTTCAATGTCAGCACGTACGTAACTGTGTTGCGTGTTATCTGCCTTCTGCAATAATCGCACGGCTTCAGCTGGCGTTCCTGCTTGAGCCATTCCTTGACTTACATCATGCAACCCAGCAATGTCGGCCATATCTTTTTCAATAAACTGCAGGATTGGAAATATATCGCTACCAACTCCGGGTGCTCGCATGATTTGCGGAGGATGTGATCCACGATCATAGTATATTTTTCGATAAATACGATTAGCATCATCGATAGTGTCACTCTTGTTATCGAATGCGTCTGCGCCAATCTTACTCAAACGCTCAATCATCAAGTAGTCTTTTTGTCCTTCAAACTGCTCAAGGAGCTTCGACCACAAGCGGTTGTACATTAATTGTAACTGTGTTAAATCAAAACCCAATGCATACCCGTATGGCGTACCAGCACGTGGTTGCCACCTTAATGGAATAAATGGAAACGAGTCGCGCTTTTCATACGGCCATATACCTGCATATAACAACTGTGAGTTAGTAGAGACAATGTATCTACCCTTTGGATATAACGCACTTGGCTTTTCCCAATACTCGTATACGGTAGCAGCATGTTTTCTAGCATCGTAGCTTGTCTGTCGCGCTGGCGTTGGATTTGTATAACCAAACCCGGTTCCTGATGCACCATCTAAGTAGTTATCAACGTAACTTGCATTATGTCCAGTTAACGCATCAGCTTTGACGCGCTTGCCAATTTCCCCATATGAATTGACAAACCAGCTAAGAGGTTTAACCATTGCGTGAATAAGCCATCGAACATCTTCATCTTGCTTTGCAGTTGGATCTAAATAAACATCAAATGCTGGCAAAATCTGTTCTACGACATCACCAACTTCAAACTCTTTATGCCCAATGACTTCTTTGCCAGACACTTCATACTGAGGCACAACCTGTGATTTGTTACTATCCCAGTAAATCTTTAAATAACTTGTACCACATACGCATGCCCAGCGGACGCGTTCCTTGAGCTGTGTCTCTCTACCAAATTTACGTGCATAGTGCTTAATGATGTAATTAGCTTCATCTGCAGCAGCTCGATCTTGTTCGTTTTCCGATAATGGAATAGCACTTGCATCTGGACTGCCCTGTGTTAATTTACCAACTACTCCGTCAATAAGTGGACGTATTTTATTTACAACTACGTAACGTGTTGGCTCTTTATGATTTTGAAGACGTACTAGGTTACGTGCATTACTATTAATCCTAAACCACTGTCGCCCCTCAAAAAATGCTACAGATAACGCCCACTCTGTTTCCATTTCTTGCCTTGCTCGTTGAGCTGTTTCAAATTGCCCACGGACAAAATCTGCAACTTTAATAGCTTCGGCTGGTGATTCAAGAGGTAATACTTGCCAGTCTTTTTCTTCTTGATCTAAATTAAGATTATCTTCCTCATTCAAACGTGGATCTTTAAGTTTATTTGCACCTAATGTTCCTTCATTGGAAGGCACAGAAAATGCTGACATTGTTGGTTGCTTTGGTTTACCAGCAATCAACTGCGCTAACTTACTCATGTTTGAAAGAGGATTATTCATAACCAATCACCAGATTTCTTTATCTCTGCAATAATTTTTTCCACTCGTTGGTTTTTAAGTTCTTTCAAAACTTCTGTCATCCAAACAAGAGTTAATATTGCAAATAAAACTTCCGATACGTCACGCACAGACATTAGATCCAGTCCTTACCTTCTCGATTCGTAAACCACGTTGGCATATTTTCAATATGCTGTCGTCTATTAGATCTAATCTCAGGACATTCTACTGGGTATTTACGCCACATTGCTCCATAGCGCATGCTGTCAATTGCGTGGTCATTCTTAGTTCCGTTGTCAATCTCATCTGGATCACGCGGAGATGCCATTGTTTTCTCTAACTGCTTAATGATGTTAGGGCACTTTGTTCTGTGTATACGTAACTTGGGTCTGCGTTTTCCATTAACAAATTCAGATGCATCTAGCATTTCTTTTACTTGTGCCCAACCCGCTTTTCTGTCTTTAACAGCACGAACACATGGCAAACCCATGTTCCACCAAACCTCAACAGGATATTCGCCGATGCGTTCTTCTATCTTTGCTGGCGGAAACGTATTAGCCCAGTCAAAGGCAATTGCTTCTAGTTTTGTTGACCACTGGTTGCGTTCTTTAGACACACACTGCGCTAACTCAAAATGCTCAAGCATCTTAACTACTTCATTCGCTTGGCTCGAACTCACGTGTCCTGCCTCATACCATTCTGAAAGCAAGTAGACATTTTCTCGTTCATCTGACGCAAACAATAAAGTACACGCGGGAGCGCCAGTGCCATAGTCGTGACTAGCCCAGAATCGCCACCATGGTTGGATTTCAATGTGGTCAACAACGTGCCATGGCTCACCATCCATATCCATTTCCTTAAATTGTGGAAAGAAGCGACCTCCAACACCTACCTCATGCTGGCATTCACGCAGGAATGATGTCAACCCAAAGGTATCAATTTCATCTTGACAAACACTTATACTTTTATGTTTCCAAGCAGGTGTGCCACCAGTAATCCTGTATCCCACACGGCCATTGTCTCGCTCACACGGCTCGTATGTAAGATCCCAGATAGCTGGTACTTTTGGAGATTGTATGCGGTTTTGGAGCATGTCAATCTCGCCAGATAACGTACGCGTCATTACACTATTACTATGGATTGCGTTCTGGACAAAGATAACTGCACAGTCAATACTTCTTGCCGGAAGAATTGTTGCCGTCATTGTTTTAATTTTCTTCTCAACTCTATCAACAGAGTCATCAAGCTCATCAATGTCGTCAAAAATAATGATGTCAGGACGTAAATGATCAAGCTTGACACCGCGAGCGCCGGTGTCCAAACCAAACGCAAGAACATTGAATCCGTTTGCTGTACGGAGTTTACTTGCACTCCATCCCTTTGAGAATCCATATTGGTTTACAGCTCGTTCAATTCCGCACTTCTCCATTGCACTTGCAATGTCATTTACGTGTCTATTAGCAGCGTCTTGTGTATGACATACATACAGTGCAAACCGCCTTGTTGCCTTAACGGCTAATCTGGAGATAATTAATTCAACGGTTGTTGATTTACCACCGCCACGAAACCAACACTCAATTAGAGCAGGAGCTGATGCTCCGGGCGTTAACTTTTCCGCCCATTCCCAAGCTCTAACATGATGATCACCTAAATCTGCGTTTGCAGCGTGTTTAGCATAATGCCTAAGCCATTGCTTGTAATCTAACTCATGGCCAGCAATCGGCAATGCTTTGCCACTATCAAAATCACCCATCTGTAATGTAGTACTTAATTCATCTGATAGAGCCTCAAGTAAACTTACGGACAATGATTTTCCATTTTGGATAAATGGTTTTAGCTTGCGCGGTGTAAGCGATTTAGCAATGCTACTCCTCATTTACAACCTCTGCATCTATTACGTCGTCCTCATTGTATTGTTTAAGTAGTTTGCCAATACCAGTATTGATTGCTCCCATGACTTCTGCGTCACGTACACTTTTTTTAATTACGTCAAGGACTTGCATGATCAAACTGTATGCTTGGTCTACTTCTAAAATGTAGGACTTGCTCTGAATCATCTTTTGTTCAGTTTCTACAATTTCAGTACGATGTCGTATTAGTGTGATTAAGCTGTCGCTTGCTTGTTGTGCGTCAGCACCTTCAGATACAGCCCTATCAAGCTCATCTATAATTGAACCAACTGCATCAAAATTACTTGCCTTCCACTCAGATTTTAATGTCTTGACCATTCCTCTAAGTGCGATGTAATGCTCAGTTGTAATACCTTCACTAATTGCTTCAGCTTTGACATCAAGTAGTGCGGTTATATAAGCAACGTCATCTTTTAATGACCAGAGATCTGGGTCTTCACGTAACTCTCGTATACGTGAAAGTAATTTTGGAGCGACTGATGAAAACCGCTCTCTATTCATTCCATGCAACCCAGTTTTAAACGTTGGTGAATTTACATTCCGAGTTGCACGTGACACATGATATGCACACAAGGTATGACCATCCATTGCATTGCGACTGCATTGTTTTGTTTCTCCATTACGGGTAAATGTTGCAACACATTGATTTGTAACCTTTTGTAAATTGGTCATAGTATAGAATACTGTAAGTATCTACTTTTTGGCATACGGGTTTTTATTAAAACTTGGACCACCAGTAGCACCATGCTGTCCAGTAAATATGCCACGTTTACCAGCAGGAGGTATTATCGCGTCTACACCAGCTAAAACAGCAGGACGCGCTGCATTAATCGGTGCACTCATAACTTTACCAAGCAACTCTAAAACAGGTGGAAGTGTTTTAGAGTACGCAGCGCTTTCCAATAATTTTTTAGCTTTTGGTTGAAGGAATTCGCCATATTGACTAAGAAACATAGATAACTTATCAGCCTCTGTATTTTGCCATACGGGGGAATCGTAATTATCAATTTGTTTCCTGAATTCAGGATCACCATGTGCTGTCCAAGCAGTATCAATAATTGGATTAATAATTGGCGCTGCACTTTTAAACACATAATCAGTTGCAGCATCTTGAGCAAGATTTCCTGCAATCATTGATGATCCAAGCATTGAAGCTTTATATCTATCATCAACATCTTCAGAAGCTAATCCACGCAGTAATGTATCAACACCACCTAAATAGGGTACTGCTCCAAGTGCATTTGCAGCTAACGGTAATTTTTTTAAGGCACCTTTTACTAAAGGCTTTTTATTGCTTTGGGGCATTTCCACCTCTTATCTGTTGAGATAAATTGCTTCGTCCACGTTGATATACTTCGGTCAAAAATGGTGCTGCAACTGCACCAGCTCCAAAACGTTTAATATTTCCTAATAATCCCTTACCTCTACCACCCTTTGGTTTTCCTGCATCCTCATCAGGTGTGGACATAGCCTTCATAGGTTTAGGTGCTGGTATTGCTGGAGCTGCATCTGCAATCACAGATCCACGTAATCCAGATAAATCAAATCTACTTCCCGGAGTAAATCGCAAGAAGTCTAATGCCATGTTTAACGCAGCAGCATCGTTCCCGTCAAATCTAGGTGAACGTTGCAATTGCTCAATTGTTTTGCCAGTAGCTAATTCATCGGCAACCAACTTGATGATTTGCTGATCTGCCTGACTAATTTGCTTTGGTCTAGTATTAGACATGTTCCATTGATTAATTTTAGTGTCGATAGACTCGACCCATTTTTCTGGAGTAAGTTCACCCATGAACTGTTGTGGCATATAGTTTTTAGCAACTTTTCCACCACCACCAGTTTTGTATTTTGGACCAACATCTCCAATTTTTGGACCCTTTTGTTTACCACCTTCACCACGTTCAATATTACGTAATGCAGCATCTTCAGTTGGTTTTTGTGCACCACGGCTTTCAGCTGGCTTTCGACCAGTATTAGCCTCTTCTGCTTGAGTTACGTATTTTCTAACTCGTCGCACCTGTTCAAGACTGTTAGGTCCACTTAGTTTCGTTAATACACCTTTGTATCTAGTTGGACTTGCCAAAAAGTCACTCAAAGCATCCTGTAATCGAGCTTCTTTGACAGCTGGCGACGCACCAGACTTTTCAATTACGTCTGCCTTCTTAGCAAATTCTGGCGCGTAATATCTTAGTCGATCATCATAAATGCCAAATGCACGTGCCATAACATCAATAGCATTATTTG